GCAGTACCATTTGGTCTCGATGTTGGAGGCGCCGGTGAGCGTGCCGTTCGAACCCTGGCTTGCGGTCTGCGTCAGGTTCACGAGGAACGTGCTGCCTGAGCCGCCGGTCCCGGTGAGTGCCTGGGTGATGACGGTACCGGCCGAGATGGCCGTGCCGGAAACCGAAAGCGTCTGGCCGACACCGAACAGGCCCGATGCCACCGTGGTCAGGGTGAGCAGACCAAACGACAAACCGGTGTAGGTCGTGGCATTCTGTTCCGGAACGGTGACGTTGTAGCGACCGATACCACCCAGCGCTTCACCTGCCAGAAGCGGCAGAACCTGCGAAACGACGTAGCAGCTCGAAGCACCGGTGCCGCCGGTGCAAAGCGCGCCGATGGCGACACCATAGGTTCCCGAAACCGCCGAGACCGTCAGAACATCGTTCTGCACGGTACCGGTGATCGTGGAGGTCTGTGCGGCGATCGACCACGAAGAGCCGGCCGAAGCCACGGCACCCGAGGGGCTTCCGGTATTGGCGAAGGTGAACTTGCCGTCGGCATAGTTCGCATAGGCCTTCATGCCGGGAAGTGCCTGTGTGGCGCCATCGTTCTTCACCCAGATATCGGCATCATCGGTGAGCGACATCTGAAAGCCGGTCGGAATGAACTGCGTCGCATCGGACAGGTAGGTCGTGTTCAGGCCCTGCTGTTCGCGATGCACGATGCCGGTGATGTTTCCCGTGCCGAAGTTGTTGACCACGGCGGGAGCGCCGTCGGCATCGACCGGGTTCACGGCCCATGCGGCGCGCGCAACATACGCACCATTGGGACCAGCCACGAGACCACCGGGGCCGGCAAGGACGAACTTGCGCGGGTTGGTGGAGCAGAAGTCACCAGCCACGGCGGGAGCCGGCTGGGTCGAAACAGAAGTCTGGAAGCCGCCCGTCATGGGTGGTTCTCCTTTCGAGTTTGGGTTGGTTTAGAGAGCGATGCGGCCGGCGGCGGGGAAGCGCGCGGCGTAATCGCTGGCTTTGGACGAGTCCTGCGCGACAACCGTGAGCTTGCGCGCATTCGGGTTCGGCACCGTGGACAGCACGATCTGAAGCGCGTCGAGCGGAAGGCCCTTCACCTTCTTCTCGTCCTGACCGAGCATGACGAGTGCCTTGCGATAGACGCCTTCCGCGCTGTCGAAGGTCAGGGCCAGATCGCCGACATAGGGACGAACCGCACGCTCGGCTTCGCGGATGTCGTTCGCGATCTTGAGGGCATCGGCGGTGGCCTGCTTGCGGGACGAAGCAATCGCTGAATCCATCGCGGCCTTGGTAACCTTCGGCTCTTCACCTTCGGCATCCTTGGCGGCTTTGTCTTCGCGTTCCTTCTTCTCGCGCACTTCCTTCTCTTCGGGCGTCTCGTCTTCGGCGGTTTCTTCACCGACCATCTCGTCGAGTTCGGCCTGCTCTTCTGCGCTGAGCTTGTCGCCCAGCATTTCCTTGATCTTCGCGATCAGCTTGGACGGCTCGGCGTCTTTCGCCTTGTCCTTGGCCTTCGCGTCCATTTCGGCCTCCGTCATCGGAAGGCCGGAATTGGGATCGGTGTCGGCGCCCTCTTCCACTTCCATCGGCTCGATCTTGTCGAGAAGCAGATTGAGGTCATCGAGCGTGGCGTCTTTCGCCAGCTTGGCCTTGGCCTTGATGTCCGCCGCGATCTTCGCCTTCTTCGAACCGAAGTTCTTGGCGGTGACGTCAGCCAGAATAGCCGACAGATCGATCTTGGAATCCGCAGCCAGTTTCGGCTGGAGATAGGCCATGACGGCTCCCCCAACCAGCGCTGCCTTGCGGGTGAGAACTCGCTTGGTCATGTTCATTTCTCCAGTGGGTTTCTGGTCGCCAACAACAACATCGTGGCCGGTGCGACCTTCCGGAACGAGGCAGACGTGATTGAAGGAAATGTTGCGCATCACGCCGTCATAGGGTTCGCCGCGGAATTTTCCGGGCGTCATGTCGGCGTCATAGCGATAGGCAGGGCTTAGCTCTTTGCGGCTTTCATCTTCGATGCCGTCGATGCCTTCACGGGCATGCACGGTCAGCGAATTGTAGAGATACGGGTCTTTGAACTCTGCATCGGTGCCGACAGCGCCCACGGTCAGATCGGGACGGTGATCGTCCACGTTGACCGGCACATGCTTGATGAGAAGCTGTTTGCCGTTGGAACTGTCGGCCGCTTTCTTCAGTTCGTCGGGATCACGGAGAAGCCGGTATTTGCGGTCCGGCTCGAGCCCGAGCTTTTCGAACTCAGGGATCTCGTGGCCGTAGTAATCGCAGATGTTCGCCTTGCTGATCGGCGTGCGCGAGACGTGAAGATGGCCTTCCGGGCTATAGCTGCGGACGCTGGCGAGATCGAAAGAAATTTTCTCGTCGGCGGCGTGAACCGGCTCCTTCTCTTCCTCGCGCGTCCACTTGGCGAAACCTTCACGCAGGCCCTTCCAATCGCCCGGAGTCATGTCGGCTGTGACGCCGATGTGATCGCTGAGAACAGATTTGACCGAGGGATGCATCGGCTCTGGGAGGCGATCCAATGAACACCAGGCGTAGCCGGAATGTTCGTCGTTGAGATTCGGCACGAATTTCGTTTCGACCGGATTGGCGAACGTGCTGTAGAGCATCCCGTTCGGCGTCACCTTGCGGTGGATGGGCTTGAGCGGGCCTTCGCCCAGATCAATACCGATTTCTTCCTTGGCCTCGCGCGCCGCGGCGTCTTCGGCCGTTTCGCCCTCATCGGCCTTTCCGCCGGGAAGCGCCCAATGGCCTTTGTAATTTTCCTCGGCGTCGGACCGGCGAAGCAGAAGCACGTCGCCATCGGGTGCAACGAACACGATGCCGGCCGCGATTGGTTTGTCCGCGTGATCCTTGCCGACAAACTCTTCGCCTACGCTCTTCGGGATACCCAGCGTCGAGTTTCCCGCGGCGGCGGCATACATGGCGCGGCGCTGGGCCTCCGAAACTGGGGGATCCATGGCCAGACGCTTATCCATCGCGAGACCGCGAACGATCATGCCTTGGCTCCGGGGTCTTGAAAGGATTAGCCTCGCGGCCCTACGGAGGCCCAGCGATGGCAGTTGCGTGTGCAAAATGCGGTTGCGAGCAGATCACGGCGCAAAGGCGCGGTGTGAACATCCCTGCGTCGCTAATCGGCGGCGTCGTGGCGGGGCCGCTTGGTCTCGCTGCCGGTGCGCCGGGTTCAAACGATGTTGTGGTGACGTGCCTGCAATGCGGGCATCAGTGGACGCCGGGACCGAGGCGCATGTCGTTTGGATTGCGGTACCTGATCGCGTTCAGCGTATTAGGCGTGATCGTGTTCGCTATTGCAGTGATTTCGCAGACCCGCTGAGAAACGATTAGCTAAATCCTGGGATCACAGACCGCGCCACACACCGGCAATTTGGAAGTTCGCCGGGATAAATCTTCCGGCCCTTCCCTTTGCCATCGGCATCGGGATCGTACCAGCCCTCGCGGACATCGTATTTCTGCTTATCGCGTCCGGCGCGGAGATGTGTCGGGCGAGGCTCTTTGCCGCCGCCGGAATGCACCCATACTGCTTCGGTCACACCGATTTCGATCTGCCGAGCACGGGTCAACGCCGCCGTAGCCTTGTTGTTCTGGTCTCGCGCGATGAAAGCCGCGCGGCGCTTCGTGACGCCGTAATGATCCTGTAAATCCTTGGTCAGGGTTTCCAGATCGCGCCCGGTCTGCACCGACCGCATCACTGAACCCTCGACCTGCGTCATGTATTGCGCTGGGATGGATTTGATGAGGCGGACGTTCTCATTGATCGTGGCCTGCAGAATATCGCGCTGTGCCTTGGTGGGACGGAATTGAACGGTAAACCCGCCCTTCTTCAGGATGTTCTTCAGCGCGCTATCGGAACGCTCGCTTGCGGCCTTTGCGAAATATTCGGCCAGTTCCTGCGCAGCTTCGTCGAAGCTTTTCTGCCAGCGCTGGGTCAGCTTGCGGATCGCGGCCTTGAGAGCCGAGGCCGGCAGATCGTCTTGTGCAATGACGGGTTCGTTCGCGCGGTACGCAGCTTTCACCCAATACTCGACCGAACGGTTCATTTCGGTGACGAGGCGGTCCAGCTTACGGCGGTAGGCTGCGGTCACGCCCGCGTTGGGATGGATCGGCTGGAGGTATTTCTGGTTCGGGTTACGTCGTGACCGCGCCTTTGCGAGTAATGCCATGCTTGGCGCCGATCTGATCAAGGTCTGTCCCGATGCCCCAGAGCACGCTTTCAAAGTCCGTTGGCGGTAGCGACCATACAGTGCCGCTCTTTTGTATCGTGGCGACAATCCGCTCGCGGAAATCATCATCGGTTTCCGGATGAACAACATCTTCGGCTTCGATGTGATCGCCAAGCAGTTCCGCAATAGACATATCGATCATGCGGCTTTCAACTCTTGAGGAGAGGCCGAACCTTCGCCGCCGTCCTCGTCGTCGTCAACCCGCTCGTGGATGTTTTCTTCCTCTGGGGCCGTGGCAATCGGAACGTCATCCACATCCAGCCCTGCAAACGGCGAATCCGGATTTGCCGCCAAAACGGCGCGTCCCTCTTCTGGGTCGATCAAGCTGTGATCGATAAGCTCGCACAGGGTATCGGCCTCAACCTTGCGCATGTCGGCCACGGTCTTTTCGTCCAGCGACCACAGCGGCTCAAACGCGAAGCTGATGTCCTCGTCGATCTCGCCCCAGATATTCATCATCGCGAAGTCGATGACTTTGCGAAGATTGGAGGCGAAGAGCTTTTCCTGAAAGGCGTGGATCCAGTCGTAGAAGGTTCTGATCTCGCCCTCGGATGAGGCGTTCAGGCCGGCGGGCTGGATGCCGAGAAGCTTGACGATCGGGATGCCTGACACCGCAGCCATGTGCTCCTGGGTCTGGGCCTGAAGCGCGTCGAGTGTTCCGAGAGGCGCCGAGACGTTCTTGAACTCCTCGCTTTCCTTGTTGAGCATCATAACGCCCTTGTTGTCGCGAAGGGCATTGAACAGATCGATGCGCTTGAAAAGCTGGTCGCCGTCGGCCTGTAGGCTGGTTTGCAAATCGGTAGACAGCACCATCACCGAAAATGCGTGGATGATATCGGCAACGCTCTGGCGGGTCCGCAGCCAGTTATCGACATAAGGTTTTGCCATCTGTGATAGCGACAAGCCGCCGAACGAAAACGCGGGCTTGATCAGGTCCGGCACTTCGCGCCCGATGAAGCAGAGAAGCCGCGAGACGTGCAATTCCTTGCCCATCACGAACCACATTTCCGGTCTATACCAGTTGGGACTGAGCGGATCGTCGGAATTGTAGCTGGATGGGTAGCACCAAACAGGTTCAACCACCTGCAGCCGCTTCAGATCGCCTTTCTTGAATTTGGCCTTGGTGACGTCGTTACGGCCGTCGCCCAGCGGGGTTTTGAGCTCATCCCGATCCGTGCTTTTGCCGGTGTCGAGATAGAGATGCGATCGCCCAAAGAACCCATCGACTTCCGCGCATTTGCGGAACATGTCCTGCGCCTTGAGACGGTCGAGTTCGGTTTCGAGCTCCTTTAGGCGCTTTTCTTTGCCCTCGTCCTCGGACGTG